GGAAGTAGAAGCGGGAGTGCATGATGAAATCATTGATGAGTCATTGGCGCTTATAAACAAAGCGTTAGGCATGAGCTACTCAGACGCGATGGAAAGAGTTATGGACAGAGCAAGGGGCAAGGTATGACACAAGATGAAATTATTAAACTGATTGAAACCAATGGGCTGAACTTGCATGGTGACATAGAACACTTTGCCGCATTGGTAGCCGCGCATGAGCGTGAGGAGTGCGCCAAAGTAGTTGAGGATTTGTTTGTACCCCCAGATGAAATAGCCGATTTCATTGTTGAAAAAATCAGAGCAAGAGGTGAAGCATGAACTACATTGAACTAGCAAAGCAAGCGGGTCAACGCGACTATTGGCTGGAACGCTTTGCCGAATTGGTAGCAGCGCATGAGCGTGAAGCCATTATGAAGTCGATAGAGGAACTGCGCCCAGTAGAGGACAACCCCCTGCTGCAAAATAAACCCGCTGCTTTTTGGATTGAAAATTTTAGGCAGATCGTTTACACAAGAGGTAGAGCATGACAGGCTACGAAAGCAAACGCGCAGCAGCGCGGGACAAGCTGGACGATGACGATACGCAGGTATACCAAGACCACGACGATGCGTTGACGATTGCATACCAAAGCGGTTTCTATGACGGAAAGAAAGCAGCACAGCGCCCTTGGGTAGACCTGACGGACGAGGAGATTACTAAAACATACTGGTCAAGGGAACCCTTCAAAAGACCCACGCCTATTGGTTTTGCCCGTGACCTGCTGACTAAATTTAAGGATAAGAACGTATGACTAACACTGAAATGATTGAACTACTTGGTGTGCCAAATACAAACGAGCTACAAACGCTAATATGGTATATAGAAACGGTAGCGCGTAGGGATTACTTTGCGTACATGGCAGAGTTATGCGACACCCAGAAAAAACCACATATCACGTTTGAAGATTTGAAAAATCTGTCAGTAAGAAACCAAAAGTCGATTCAAGATTCACTGGATTACATGATTGCACTGGAGCGCAAAGACAAGGAGAAAGCAGACAAGGAGAAGAATAATGGATAGCAAAGAACATTTATACAAACGCTACGACGTATACAAAACTATGGAAGAAGAGAAGCTAAAGCTAGAAGCAATTGCAAAGGAAGCGCGGGTTGAGTTAACACCTGAACTGCGCGTGTTTGCATGGCGTATCAAACACCACGCCATGATTGATTTTTGGGATTCGGCAGCGAAGCAAGCTGCAACCAGTGCAGAGTCAATTCTCAAGGAGAAAAACAATGGGTGAACGACTAATACCAAAGCTGGACAGGATTGGCGCGGAGGCTGGCATCAAGCAGATGACACCTGAGATATATAACTTTGCCCTGCGGGTGCGTGCTGATGTGGTAGCGCAGTGGCCTGAGCGCCCTTGGGTTGGGTTGACGGATGAAGAGCAACAACAAGCGTACGAGCAATGGCAGAACGATGGCTGGGGTGTTTTTTATAAAGCCATTGAAACCAAACTAAAGGAGAAAAACACATGAACACACCCCCGCAGCATCGAATTAGGATGCTATTGCAACAGTACCACGATGGCCTAACATTGTTAGATGTATCCAACTACCTCAATATGAACTACACCAATGCAGGGCGTAGCTTAGAGAAGATGCCCGACGCTTATATTGACCGATGGATTCCCAAGGTGGGTAAAGGCCGAGGCAAGTGGAGCGCAGTATGGTGCGTAGTTGTACCGCCTGAGAATTGCCCTATGCCTTTTGGAGCCTACGATGACCGAGCATGAACAGAATTTACGAGACCTTGCAGCTATGTTTGTAATGGCAGCGTTGTTGATTAGAAATAAGAACGACAACTTTCCACATGAGCAGGCGTTTACGATAGCCGACCAATTTATGAAAGCACGAAAGGAACAAACCAATGACAACAGGGATTGAGTTTTTAAAACCGGAGAAAAAACGAAAAGGGCGGGGATTGGGTAAGAAACCCGCGCTTTTCAATACGAGCCTGCGTCTAACAAAGGAGGTGATGGATTACTTCAACACTAACTTTGCGTATACAAAGCAAGCCAAGATGAGAGAAATTCTTACTGAGTATGTTACTAACCAAACTGGAGTTAAAAATGAAACAAACTAAGACAGCAGCAGCAAAAATCCGTGCGTACGTTAAGCAGCATCCCAAGGCTAAGCCAAATGATATTGCGGCGGCGTTGGAGGGTGTTACGTTGAGGAACGTATACGCAACCCTTTCGTACGACAAGAAAGCTAAGAAGGGCATCCCACGTGTACCACGCAAGTCAGCTAAGGTAGCAGCGAACAAGTGGAAGACGCTGGCAATCATCACAAGTAACGATACGGTGAACGCCCCCGATAACGTCAATCACCCTGCCCATTACAAGGTAGGTGGTATCGAGACCATCGACTTCATTGAGGCTAAGAAGCTGGGGTACAACCTTGGCAACGTAGTCAAGTATCTGACCCGCGCCGACCACAAAGGCAACAAGCTGGAGGACTTGCGCAAGGCACAGTGGTATCTGACGCGAGAGATCAGTATGCTCAAGTGATACCTAACAAATGTTAGGGTAAGTACTAGCCACCTTCGGGTGGCTTTTTTACGCCTGTACCCTTGACAGAGTAAAACACTGTGTTATACTGGAGGCTGAAAACAACTGGAGTATGAGATGGCACAAACACCCGAGGCCAAGGTCAAAGCAAAGATTAAGGCCATCCTCAAAGCCCACAACGTTTACTACGCCATGCCGATTGGTACTGGCTACGGCAACAGTGGCGTCCCCGATTTCCTTTGCTGCGTGAACGGTAAGTTTTTGGCTATTGAAGCTAAGGCAGGGAAGGGTACAACTACCGCGCTGCAAGAGAAAAACCTTAAAGCTATCCGAGAAGCCGGTGGTTTAACTGCGGTCATTTACGAAACAAACATAGATGACTTGAAGGGTTGGATAGAAGGTGAGTGCAATGGCAATTAGCCGTGCTGACCTACTCAAAGAATTGTTACCGGGGCTTAACAAACTGTTTGGTATTGAGTACGAAAAGGCTGGTATGTGGTATGTGATGAAGTTTAGGTACGGCAAGTACTCAATATACAGGAATGAGTATTCGATTGAGTTGCAGCGCAGGCATTCAACGACCCTAGCCAAAGGGCTGGACAAGCACACCGCAATTGGAATGATGAAACTACTGGAGGAACCGAAATGAGCCAATTTAGTGATGGAGTGCGTACGTTAGTAGCACGGATGGAATCAAACCCCGAAGAGTTTTTTGGGGATGCACCGAAGTGGAATTTTATGTTTAAGCCTAACTTCCGTGAGGTACTGACCGAGCCCGAGAAGGGCGCGTTGCACGAGGCGTTGAAGGCAGTGCGGCGCAAGGAGTTCGACTCTATGGTGTTCAAGGAGTTGCTTACCGAAGAGATGGAGAACACCGTAAAGATAAAAGCGTCAGGCCGATATGCCACTGCTATTGCTGGCATTAACCCACACGCCGCCCTTGTGGATTCCGTCAATATCAGCAGCGAGAACAACAAGGTGTCAACCCAACTGTCGGGGTTTTTCAAGTGAATATCCTCACGATCGACTTTGAGACCTTTTATTCGCGTGAGTTCAGCCTAACAAAAGTTACCACTGAGGAATACATTCGTAGCTCGCAGTTTGAAACGATCGGCGTGTCGGTGCAGATCAACGACGGAGAGCCAGTTTGGTTTAGCGGCGATGCTGCTGCCATGCACCAGTTCCTTGCTCAGTTTGATTGGGGGAATTCCCTCGCCCTTGCGCACAACGCTCCGTTTGACGGTGCAATTTTGTCTTGGGTATACGGACTCAGCCCCAAGGGTTGGCTTGATACTCTGTCGATGGGCCGAGCCTTACACGGTACTGAAGTAGGGGGCAGCCTTAAAGTCCTAGCAAACCACTATGGTATCGGCGAAAAGGGAACCGAAGTTGAAAATGCGTTGGGCCTACGCCGCAAGGACTTCAGCCCCGAGCAACTGCAAAGGTATGGCGAGTACTGCAAGAACGATGTGGCTATCACATACGCCCTTTTTCAAGCGATGGCTACGGACTTCCCGCCGACTGAGTTGCGACTCATTGATCTGACGGTCAAGATGTTTACGGAGCCTGTACTGCGGCTGGACGTTGGGAAGCTGAAAACCTATTTGCTTGATGTGCAGGATAACAAAAAGCGCATACTTAGTACGTACAACAAAGACGACTTGATGAGCAACCCCAAGTTCGCCGACTTGCTCAGAGCGATGGGCGTAGAGCCCCCGATGAAAGTTAGCCCCGCCAACGGTAAACAAACTTACGCATTCTCTAAGACGGACGAAGAGTTTAAGGCGTTGCTAGAGCATAGTGACCCCGCAGTACAGGCGTTAGTGGCTGCTAGGTTGGGAACCAAGTCAACGATCGAAGAGACGCGGACAGAGAGGTTTATCGGTATTGCTTACCGCGGTGCACTGCCTGTACCCCTACGGTATTACGCTGCGCATACTGGACGCTGGGGTGGCGACGATAAGCTGAACCTTCAGAACCTGCCGCGCAAGTCCATTCTTAAGTCCTGCATCGTTGCGCCCAATGGGTACGTAATGATTGACTCAGACTCCTCGCAGATTGAAGCACGTACGTTGGCTTGGTTGGCTGGGCAGGATGACTTGGTAGCTGCGTTTGATCGGGGCGATGACGTATACAAGATCATGGCTTCAGCTATCTACAACAAAGCAGAGAGCGACATTACCAAGGATGAGCGATTTGTGGGTAAGACTACGATTCTTGGGTGTGGTTACGGTATGGGTGCTGCCAAATTTAAAGCGCAGCTTAAAAACTTTGGGGTCGAGTTTGAGTTGGACGCAGCCCAGCACGTCATTGATACCTACCGCAGAACTTACCCAAGGATTACAGAGTTGTGGAAGTCTGCCGCCTCAGCCCTCAAAGCTATCTTAAGCAACCAGCAGACAACATTTGGACGGGATGGCGCACTAGAGGTACAAGGCACAGGCGGTATACGGCTACCCAATGGCTTGTACCTACGCTACCCCAACCTAAGAGTGCATGAGGGGCAGGATGGCAAAGCCGAGATCGTTTACGATACAAAGAAGGGCAAGGCCATAATACCGAACCGAATCTACGGCGGCAAGGTAATTGAGAACATGTGCCAAGCCCTTGCGCGGATTGTGATCGGTGAGCAGATGCTTATGATCGCTAAGAAATACCGAGTGGTCATGACGGTGCATGATGCAATTGCTATCGTTGTTCCCGAAGCCGAAGTTGAAACGGCCAAGGAGTACGTAGAGTTGTGCATGAGATTACGCCCCAAATGGGCGTTGGATTTACCTTTAAATTGTGAGGCTGGATATGGAAAAAGTTACGGCGATTGTTGATTATGCGTTTCCCGCGATGATGGCGGAGAAGGCGCTAAAGGATGCGCACCTGTTTATGCTAGCCAATATGTATGACGAGGCTGCTGAGCAAACGCTGGAAGCCATAGTGCAGACCAAGCTGATGCTCCACGCTATCAACGACATGAAGGAACGAGCAAAATGAATACTGTCTGGTCATTTAGCAGTCTGAAGACGTTTCAGCAATGCCCCCGCAAGTACTACCACACCAAGGTAGTCCGAGATATTGTTGAGCCCGATACACAGGCAACGCTTTATGGCAAGACAGCGCATACGGTAGCAGAAGAATACATCCGTGATGACGTGCCAATCCCACCGCAGTTTGCTTATATGCAAGCTACCTTAGATGTACTGAAGGCTATCCCCGGAGATAAGTTATGCGAAGTAAGGCTTGGGTTGACAAGGAGCTTGGAAAGCTGCGATTTCGATGCGCCGAATGTGTGGTGGCATGGAATAGCCGATTTGGTGGTTATCAATCCGACCCAAACGATGGCCTACTCAGTGGACTACAAGACAAGCAAGAGTGCGAGATATGCGGACGTGAAGCAACTCGATCTTGTAGCTTGTGGCCTGTTCGCCAAGTTCCCGACTCTCCAGAGGGTGAAGTCCGCTCTACTTTTTACGGTGAGTAAAGAGTTTGTTCGGGCCGACCACTACGTTGAGATGCTGCCCAAGTATATGCAAAAGCCCACCGAGGATGTTGCACGAATCGACGCAGCGAAGGAAAATGGGGTGTGGAACCCTGTCCAAGGCCCACTGTGCAAGTTTTGTGCAGTGAAAGATTGCGAATACAACAGGAGCTAAAAATGAGTGCAATGACTAACGAAGAAACCGATACCGCCCTCATCCTTGAAGGTGAACTTAAGCGCCGAGTGCATGAGGTGTCCGTAAATATTGTGCGCGAAGAAGTATCTAAGCAGATGCAAGCAATTTTTACCGAGCAGAAAACTAAAATGCTAATGGAGATCAGCATCAATGTCGGGCAGATGTTGAACCTGATTGAGAAGGAAGGTCGCAAGCCGCTTTGGGAATCAAAGCCCGAGGATTTTGGTTTTGACCACAAAGAACTTAGTACCCACATGATTGAAAAAGGATAATAGTCATGCCCTACGTAAATAAACCCCGTCCGTATAAGAAAGAATACGACCAACAGCTTGCCCGAGGTGAGGGCAAGTCCCGCCTTGAGCGACAACGAGCGAGAGAAGCAATTGATAAAAAGAACCCCGACACAAACAACAACGGAGAAGCTGACGTGCGCGAAGGAAAAGATGTTGCACACATCAAGGCTTTATCTAAAGGTGGAACTAACAAGGATGGTACAAAGCTGCAAAGCCCAAGCGCCAACCGTTCGTTCAAGCGTGGGTCAAACCACAAGGTAGTATCAGAGGTCAGTACCAAAGAGCGTAAGAAAAAATGAGCCTATCAGAGTATGAGTGGCCCCGGCCTCCGGGGTTTACCCCATTCGACCATCAGAAATTAACATCAGAGTTCCTAACCACAAACCGTAAAGCGTTTTGCTTTAACGAGCAGGGTACAGGTAAAACGGCATCAGTGATTTGGGCCGTAGACTATTTGATGCAGCGTGGGCTGGTGAACCGAGTGCTGGTGATCTGCCCCCTGTCCATTATGAAGTCGGCATGGCAGAACGACTTGTTTAAGTTTGCCATCCATCGTACGGTTACGGTGGCATACGGTGCTGCGCAGAAACGCAAACAGCTTATCAACATGGGCGCAGATTTTGTCATCATTAATTTTGATGGCGTTGGCATCGTCAAGAAAGAAATTATTGCGGGCGGGTTTGACCTGATCGTGGTGGACGAGGCGTCGGCCTACAAGAATGCGCAGACTGACCGATGGAAAGACCTGCGTGACCTAACAAAAGTTATCAAGGGCTTGTGGATGCTCACAGGCACACCGGCAGCACAGTCCCCCGCAGATGCGTATGGGCTGGCAAAGCTAGTGAACCCCACTGGAGTCCCGCAATTCTTCAGTATGTTCCGCGATTCAGTGATGCTCAAGATGGGTCTGTACCGCTGGATACCAAAGCCAACTGCGCAAAACATCGTGCACAAGGCGTTGCAGCCAGCCATCCGGTTTGAGAAAGCCGACTGCCTTGATCTGCCTCCTGTTACTTTTGTAGACAGAGACGCGCCACTGACGCCACAGCAATTAAAGTACTACCGGATACTTAAGAAGCAGATGTTGATTGAGGCATCTGGCGAAGAGATCACAGCCGTTAATGCTGCGGTACAAATTAATAAGCTGTTGCAAATTGCTGGCGGTGCGGTGTACTCGGACAACGGTGAGATCATTGAGTTTGACGTGAGCAACCGACTGAAAGTGGTGCAGGAAGTCATTGAAGAGTCCAGCCACAAGGTGCTGGTCTTTGTCCCGTTCACGCACACCATTGAGCTACTTCAGAAGCACTTAGCCAAGAACAACATTACGTGTGACGTAATAAATGGTGCTGTCTCGGTTAACAACCGCGCCGACATAGTTAAACGGTTCCAAGACAACCCCGACCCCAAGGTGCTGATTATTCAGCCTAAAGCGGCATCCCACGGGTTAACACTAACTGCGGCCAACACAATTATTTGGTACGCTCCATGCACCAGCGTAGAAACCTACCTGCAAGCCAACGCACGGATTGACCGCCCCGGTCAGGTCAACAACATGACAGTCGTGCACATCAATGGCAGCCCTGTGGAGACGCGCATGTACTCCATGCTCAGGGGCAACATTGGCAACCACCAAAAGGTCATTGACCTTTACAAACAAATAATTTCAGAAGACGCTTGACACTGTAAAAAGCAGTGTTATAATCAATTCGTGCACGTCGCACGATTACAACCAATCAGGAGAATTAGATGGACGAAGTTCAAGAGGTAGCTGCCCCCATAGATTTGGGCAAGCTCACCACAATCTACATCAAGATACGAGATAAACGCGCTGAAAACAAACGTGAGTTTGAGGAAGCCGACGCCGATTTAAAAGAGCAGATGGAAGTTTTGGAAACACAGATGCTCGACGTATGCAAAGAGATGAATGCGGATAGCATACGCACCCCACATGGCACGATCATCCGTTCGGTAAAGTCACGGTACTGGACGAATGATTGGGATTCAATGTACACGTTCATCGAAGAACAAGGTGCATTTGGCCTGTTAGAGAAACGACTTCATCAAACCAACATGAAGGACTTTCTTATTGAGAATCCCGATCTTCTTCCCGCTGGTCTCAACGTGGAGAGTTCTTATTCCGTGGTAGTTAGACGTTCAAAGGAAAAATGAAATGAGTGATATCGCTTTACTAAACCAAGACTTGCCCGACTTCCTGCAAACCGCAGGTGTCAGTGAGCTTACAAAACAACTCGCTGGTAAGACCGGGGTTAAACGCATCGTTCCAAAGAACGGTATTTTTCGCAAGGTAGTTGGTGGCGAAGAGATGGGTAAAGTTAAGGGTGACCTTAGCACCATCATTGTTAGTGCATCCCCCCACGTTGGCCGTATCTTCTACACGAAGACATGGAGCCCCGAAGCCGAGCCGACTGCGCCCGATTGCTTCTCCAATGATGGCCGTGCACCCGATGCTGGTTCCGCAAACCCCCAAGCAGACCGCTGCGATAGCTGCGATAAGAACATCAAAGGTTCGGGCATGGGCAACTCTAAGGCCTGCCGTTACTCACGCCGTATTGCGCTTGTGTTGGAAGAGGACTTTGGTACTTCACTGGAAGGTTCTGTGTATCAGATGAACTTGGCATCCAAGTCGCTGTTCGGTGATGGCGCAGGGGACAACACCCATACGTTTGAGAACTACACCAAGTACCTGTCGAACAACGGCAAGAGTTTGGACTACGTGGTTACGCAGATCAGCTTTAACGAGGACAACGACAACCAGTCGGTTATGTTCACGCCGACGCGCTTCATCAACAAGGCTCAGTTTGCGGTTACCAGCAAGGTAGCTGCTACTCCCGAGGTGCAGAAGATGGTCATCATGACTCCGTATCAAGCGGACACATCAGGCCGAGCACCTAAGTTGGAAGCACCTGCACCCGTTGCCGCTGCGCCGAAGTTGGAATCGCCTATTGATGAGCCCACCAAGCGCGAAAAGAAATCCGAGCCTAAGCCTACCGTCAAGAAAGACCTTGACTCCGTGGTGAAGGCTTGGAGTGATGAGGAGTAACGCATGAGCTACGGTTATAGCCTGAGCTTAGTGTCAGCCAATAAAGCGGCTAATGCTAAGTCTCTGGGCGTAGCCTTGGGTCGTGTATGTATACCTGCTGGGATAAGCGTGAATCAGTTGGCGCAAGCGTTTGGCGTAAGTCGGATGACGGTCTACAACTGGTTTCAAGGGGCTTCTCGCCCCCACCCACGCTTAGCTCCGCAAGTAGCCAAATACATCGAAGAACTCAAGAAAAAATAATCAATGTCCGCATTCGATCTATTGGACGCCGTGCTGCCTACGGAAGGGCGGTACTGTGTGTTTGGAATGGGTCGGTACCCCGATCAGCGATTTGTAGATACTAAGGAAGAAGTTGATGAGATAGCCGAGGAATTTGTAGCGAGCAAAGTTGATGCGTATTTTGGATGCGCTAAGTTTGGCCCGTTAAACAACAGGACTCACGAGAACGCCACGTACTTCCGCGCATTGTGGATGGACATTGACTGCGGCCCCACTAAAGGTGTGCCGGATGAGAAGGGCGTTATTAAAGGCTACTTGACTCAGCAGATTGGACTCAGTGAGTTTAAGAAGTTCTGCATCGCAGTCGGCTTACCAAGGCCACTATTAGTTAGCTCAGGATACGGCGTACATGCGTACTGGCTACTAGACAAAACGATCTCCCGCCGCGAGTGGGAACCGTTAGCCGACAGGCTCCGTGAATTGTGCGTCGAGCAAGGGTTAATTGTGGACTCCTCAGTATTTGAGGCATCCCGTGTCCTGCGCATCCCCGGCACATTCAATTACAAGAATGAGCAGCCGCAGCCGGTGACCGTCCTTAATGACGTGACCCAGCGCATGACGTACGACGAGATCAAAAGTCTCCTAGGTGCGGCAGAGCCCAAAGACGAGGTACCTGACTTCATTCCGCGCAGCATCAGCCCAATGATGGAAGCGTTGATGGGGAACAAGGTAAAGCGTTTTAAAACCATCATGCTGAAGGGTGAGGATGGGTGCAACCAACTGCTTCATTGTTTTGAGAATCAGGAGAGTATTGATGAGCCACTGTGGCGCTCGGCGTTATCCATTGCAGCTTTTTGCATAGATGGGGACGCAGCAGCACACAAGCTGTCCAACAAGCACGAAGGGTATGACCCGTCAGAAGTAGATAAGAAGGTTAGTGATATTAGGAAGAAAGGTGGGCCACACCACTGCACCACGTTTGCCAAGCTCAACCCACAAGGTTGCGAGGGCTGTCAGCATCACGGGAAAATTAAGTCCCCAATCATGCTGGGCGTGGAAATAGAAGAAGCCGACGTAGACGGTGATGAATACGTTATTGAGGATACGGAGAGCAAGGAGATATCACGCATACCCGAGTACCCCTTTCCATTTTTCCGGGGTAAGAACGGTGGCATTTATATACGGCCCGAAGCCGACGATGAAGAGTCGGAACCTGCATTGGTGTACGAGCATGATCTGTACGTAGTCAAGCGGATGCGTGACCCTGAGATGGGCGAGGTTGCCCTGTTCAGATTGCACTTACCGCACGATGGGATCAGGGAATTCACCATATCCACAATGTCGATATCAACCAAGGATGATCTACGAAAGCAATTAGCGCAGCAAGGTGTGGTAGCCCACATCAAGCAATATGAAAACTTAGCACGGTTCGTTGTGTATTTTGTTAAGAACCTGCAATACGTCAGAAAGGCGGAAACAATGAGAACTCAATTTGGATGGGTTGAAGGAGACAGTAAATTTATTGTCGGCGACAGAGAAATAACTAAGGACGGTGTGTTTTATAGCCCCCCGTCATCTACAACTAAGGACGTAGTAGATAAGATTCACGTTAAGGGTACGTTTGAGAAGTGGAAAGAAGCGTTCAATATGTATAGCCGCAAGGGTTTGGAGCCCCATGCGTTTGCTGCACTCACAGCCTTTGGCTCCCCGCTGCTGAAGTTCACGGGTTTGGAGGGGGCAATCATTAACCTTATTCATCCTGAGTCTGGCTCCGGTAAGTCCACTGCCCTGTTCATGTGCAATAGCGTGACGGGTATGCCCAAAGACTTAACGTCCATGTTCAAGGATACGTTCAACGCAAAAATCCACCGGCTCGGCGTGATGAACAATTTGGCCAACACTATCGACGAGATCACCAACTTGTCGGGCATGGAGTTCTCAGACCTTGCGTACAGCATCTCGCAGGGTAGGGGCAAGGACAAGATGAAAGGCTCAACCAATGAACTACGCATTAATAATACGAAGTGGCAAGGCATCACCCTATGCTCTTCCAATGCCAGCTTTTACGAAAAGCTCGGCGTATCTAAAAGTTCGCCCGATGGTGAGTCAATGCGTTTGCTGGAATACAAGATTAGCCCAAACAATGTTATTGAGGTGCAAGAGGGCAAGGCAATGTTCGACCATCAACTACGGGAAAACTACGGGCACGCAATGGAGATTTATGCCCAATGGCTTGTCAATAATTTGGAAGAGGCCGTTAGCCTTATGCGCCAAGTCCAAGCTAGGCTTGACCGAGAAGTTCAGTTTACTCAACGGGAGAGGTTTTGGTCGGGTGTTGCTGCTTGCAATATTGCTGGTGGCTTGATCTCCAAGTCCCTTGGCCTGCACGACTACGATATGAAGTCTGTCTACGAGTGGCTCAAAGTTATGTTGGAGGAGATGCGCTACGAGGTTAAGCCTCCGCAATCGTCCCCTGTTACGGTGCTGGGTGAGTTTATGAACACCTATATTGCCAACGCACTTGTGGTCAACGGTGAGGTGGATGCCCGCAGCAACTTGGTATCACTGCCGCTACTAGAACCCAAGGGAGAGCTACTCATACGCTACGAACCAGACACGAAAGACCTATACGTTTCCGCGAAGCACTTTAAAGATTTTTGTGTACGTCAGCAAATCAACTACCGCAGCACACTAAAAGACTTAGAGAAGATCAAGGTGTTTATTGAGGGTACAAATAAGCGCATGTCCAAGGGCATGAGGGTTGTATCCCCTGCGGTTCGGGTGCTTAAGTTTGACGCATCAGCTTCAGAGTTCCTGCAAATGGACACTTACATTAAGCAAGATGAAAATCGAGACGGTGACGTACCGGATTAACTGGGCCAAGTTTAGGAAAGGGTACTCGTTTTTTGTACCCTGCATTGACCACAAAGCTGCCCGTCGCACGTTAGCGGCAATAAGTACTCGCCTAAAAATCAAAACTATTTCTAAAGTAGTTGTAGTGGATGGCGTTAAAGGCTTGCGGGTATGGCGGGCATGAGGTAGACTTTGTGCGTTAGTCTGTTGCTTTCTCCTTGGGCGCAACCCGCCCCCTCAACCCCCGATTAATCCTCGGGGGTTTTTTTCATTTGTCCTTTTCGCGCCGAGCCTTCATCTCCGCAGCCCTTTGGTCAAGCCTAGCTTCCATCGTATCCGTAGCTTGCTCGATGATGGGTACATTCTTCTCAGTCGCTATCACGCCCGCACGAGAACCAGCCCTCTGCTCCGCTTTCTTTTCAAGGGAACTGACGATAGCGTCTGGGTCTAAAGCATAGGATGGGTACTTTGTATTGAACTTGGTGACTTCATCCTCAAGGATTTTGTCAAACTTCTCATCCGCTGCATCAGTGTCTTGGCGGTATTGGAAGTCCAGTTTGTTCAGTATCATTGTTCGCTGGTTAAGGATGCGCTGCTCAATGCCAGTTAACTTAAAGCTGTTTACTTGGGTAGCAGAAAGCAGGTCAGGTTGAAACCCAATTGCTTGCCCAATCAACTCACCCAACTTCACGTCATCCTTGGTTACAAGCTCCATCCCTCGGGCAGTCTTCATGCCTTCGTTCGCCATGCGGTTAGTTACAACAAGATTGCGCAGGGCAGCGGGAAGCAACTTCTCCGTCATCTTTTGGTAGTCACCCATAGCGTAAGCATCGTAAGCGTCGGCAAAGGAAAGCCCTAGGCTAGCAGTCGGCCCGCCAAAACGATCAAGCATAAATGCAATTGCGCTATCTCTGGAAGTTTTAGTTTCTTTGCTATCCCGGCCCCACAAATCATTAAGGCCAATACGAGAAGCAATTTCTAAACCAGTGATTGCGTTTAATGGGCCACGTTCTACTAAGTCGCTTAAAGGTACTCCACCAATGGAAACATCACCCAGTTTTTCAGGCAAGAAAACAGTCTTAAACCAAGTTTCAAAGCTAAGGGATTTAAGTTCTTCTGGCCAATCATCATCTTTACCCATTGCGTTCCACGCCCAGCCAAGTAGTCCCATAATGGGACTGAAGAGCGCCATGTTTGCTGCGCCGCCAGCAAGGAACGATGTACCCATCATGCCGAAGAATTTAGTCGCCGCTTCTTTTTTGCCTTCTTTATTTAAATAGGGCAGCATTTTCTTGAAGTTGGTCAGCAGCAGCAAAGTCATTTGCAACGGATACATCTTGAACTGAAACGCTACTTTGCCCAAACCCTGTTGCATATAGCGTGGGCGGTTTGTAATGTCATAGTTACCAAGTGCTTCGTTGGTATCGTCAGCCGCTTGCTGTACAGCTTCTTCATAAGAAAGCCCACGTTTGCGACCTAACCTATACGAAGCTAAGTACACCGCCTCCCGGCTTAGACGCTCCGTGTTGTGCATCAGTGCGCCGACCATCAAGTTAGCTAGCCGTTTACCCTTACCCCGTACGCCTTCATTTGCTTCAGTACTCATGCTCTTGTAGCCCCACACCAAAGAGGCATAGGTAGACTGAGTTACCCCGCGAGACACCATCTCACTTATAGCCTTGCGCTCATCCGCAGGGAGGGATTTATTATTGGCTAGGCTAGGCGCAACAAGAGATGTAGTGCCGTCAATGTTTTTACGGTACACGCTGTATTGGTTTACCAGTGTAGCCATCTTGGCAAGCTCAAGACCTGCACCGGCTGCGTTGTTATGGTTCGCTGCAAGTATTGGGAGTCCCGATATAAACACACTGGCAGGCTGGATTAGTGCAGAAGATACACCGGACAGGTACCAGAAGTATGAGGCCTTGTTTGCTACCCCAGCAACAGCTTCGCCAAGCCCACCGCTCTGACCAGACAGGGCCAAATTGATACGCTTTTCAGCTTCCTGCACGAAAGGAGATAGCTCCTCACGCTCACGGATAGAGTCTTTTGCTTGGGATAAAGCGTTACGTAGTACGGGCGCGTACTTCAACCGAGACAATTGAATAGCCTGCTTGGATGCAGTGGTAGCAATGTTCTGCTGAAGGTCTGTACTAAAACCTGTACGGCCCTTACGATGTGTAAACTGCCGACGGAAACTTTGCTCTGGCATGGTGGTTAAGTAGACTTGGTACACCGCATCCTTTAAGCCTTCTTTAGCTTTAGCAGCGTTAGAGTCCGCACCGCCAAACTCCATTTTGTCGATTGCTTCAAACACTTGCTTGAGCATGGCGCTGGAGTCTTTAGATGCCGCACGCAAGCTGCCGAGGTCATTGCCTTGTTCAAATTTTTGCTGGAACAGCAAGTCTTCTAAGCTGTCGCCTTGGCGAGCAGCAAGTTCTTTTGCCTTGTTATTTCGGTCAAAACGACTTTCAAACAGGTAGAACTGACGCTCCGCACCTTCGCCAATAGCCAGCCAGTAATCGCCTCGGCGAACCAAGGGGAAGAAAGGAGTGATACGGGCTTTGGCCTCAAATGTCTTACGAAGCACAAGCATCAGGTTGCTCTTCTCCTCCGGGGACATACCTTGAATGTTGTTGATCTGCGCATCCAAAAGGTCAGAGTACAACTCAATGATTGATTCGTAGTACGACTTCAATTGCTTGTACATACGCTGACCTACTGCACCCAACGCTTTGTAATCTTTGTCGAGGTCTTTACTGCGCTCTACTGCATTGGGATCAGACGGATCAATTTCTGCAAGCGTAGTTGCGTACACAAAATCTTCAAACTTTGTGCGGCTAAGGCTAGAGTCTTCTTTAAACCCACGCTTTAGCATGTCAATCATTTGGTTTGCACCGCCCAAAAACTTCTGCGACATGCCCAGCATTTGTCCAAGCTGCGTATCTACCTGCATCAGAGCCGGTACACCCTTATCCGCAGCCAGCTTAGCCAATACATCAAACGTAGGCAGCTTCACCAACTGTTCTTTTGCCCAGTAATCAGCCCAAGTCCAGAACCTTGCAAGTATATTTGTGGCCTCGCTAGGATCACGCGCCCCCTGCATTTCTTCGGTAGCTTCACCAATGTTGCCCTCACGGGAAGTAGCCACTTTAGCTTTAGCAATTTTCGTATCCCGAGCCAGCTTTTTGGCCGAGCGCCGAGCCCGTATGTCTTCTTTTTCATCAAAGACTGGGGGTTTAAACTTTTTCTTCTGTTGGAACGCTTGCCTTTGCGTAGGGGCAACACCTGCGGTTGTGTTTAAAACATCGTCAGTAATATTTACCAAGTCGGTGAAAGCGGTTGCTTCACTTGATTTCACGCCAAACAAATCGCGGATGCTAGTGACAAACTTAGTGAACCCAGTTTCTGATGTACGAGTACCTTTAATCCGCATAAGGAAACGCTGGAACTCATCTGAGGACATGCCATAGGCTAGGAACTCATGCGGCGAGTTAAAGATTTCAAACTTAGGGTTATCGTTTTCGTCGTACTTTGTATTTTCTGCGTCGGCTTCAACCAAGTCTTGGAGTTCAGCGGAAATAATACCTCTACGTACACCCGACTCATACGCAGCTTCGACCCTTTTCATTAGGGTCTGCATCTCGTCCATGAATTTTGTAAGTTGGACGTTTTTAGGGCCACCCGATAAACCTGCTTCTATTCGCCTAGCCGTAGCTGCATGTAGTAGCTCATGCAAAACAGTGACATTGTTGATGCCCTGCATATCGCCAAAACTTGCACCGCGAACATAGATAACATGTTTGTTGGTACCGGGGTTGTACTCAAACAAACCACGAGCGTTATCCATTTCATCGGGGATAGCGTCCCCTTTCTCCAACACTACAAACTTTATGCCGACTACGCTACTCCGCAAACGCTGGGCAACAAACTTTTGGAACAACGTGCCTGTTTTAACGACAAGCCCCACCGCTTCAGAAGCATTGGTTACTTTACCAAAATCAGTATTTGCTGGTGCATTGGTGAATTTAGACGGTAGCGCACGCTTACCAGTAGCAGCCAAAGCAGCTTTAATCTTTGCCGTTGACGCGCTGGGCTTAGCCCCGCTGGGTATATGTTCCTCGGCGATCTGATCGTCTATCATTTGTTGCGCGTGGTTACGCACTACATCGGATTCACCCACGTCATTGGCAACTTCGTATATGTACTCCGCCGATTCCCTAACTTTTTTATCGCTCGAATCAGGGGAGTTGTAAGTTTCAAGTGCCGAATCTAAATCTGCAAGGTCTGCTTTTACCGTTGCGGTAATTCTCTTAGTCCCACCCTCAGTCTTAGTGCCTGCTGGTCGGCCACGCCCCTGCGAAGCCAATGCTGCATCTAACCTAGTTTGGTTCTTGGCGATAAGCGCGGCATCGCCCTTATCCTGTGCCTTGGCCAAATCAACTGCCGCAGTCGCTTGCTTCTTATTTGCGTAGGTCGCAACTACTTCACCACTAGAAACGTGATTAAACCCACCCTCTGGGTTTGCTGCAACAACGTGAGTTTGCTGGACTGCTGGGCGTCCGCGCTTGGCTGGAGCTACTCCTGCGGCTGCTGGTGCTTCTTGTCCTTGCGTTTCTGTTTGCTGGGTTTCAATGGTTTCAGTGGCACTTGGGGTTCCTTCTGTTTTAGTGGTAATTTCGGTAGGGGCAGCTTTTGCGGCAGACTCAAGAGGAACGGAAAGTCCAACTTTGTTTTCAGCATCAAAGGCTGTAGCTTCTTCAATAGCAGCACTAATTTCTTCTTGGCTTGCTTTTGCTTTAATAAGGCTACTTGCTTTATCGTGCAGTTCGCGGCTTTTTTCTTCCGCTGCTACTGTAGTCGGCTTAACGATTTCTCCTGCAACAGGTTCTCCAACATTCTGCTCAGCAGGAACCACTCCATCTCGTTCAACTGCTGTAGGTTCTCCGGTGGTGCTTGGAGCGGGGGCGGCTTCTCCAGCCACTGGAACGCCTGCTCTATCTGGCTCCGCGTTAGGTCTTGTAACATCTTGGGCTCCTTCTGTTTCTGCTTTAGCATCGGCTTCTGCTTCCGCCTGTGCTAGGTTTTTTGCATCAATAGCTGCTTGTTGTGGTGCTACCCCAGCAGAAATCAAGTCCTGTGTAATTTCTTCTACACGGCCTTCCGGTATTTTGATTGCGGCAGTCTTTGCCTCAGCCGTAAGTGCAGCGTCTACTTGCCGAGTAGCAATCCCTTTAGCGTTGTCCGTAGGGATACCCATTTGCTCAAGCTGCTCAGTAGCTGCATTGATACGGTCGCGTCTAGCCGCCGCTGCTTCATCTACTTTAACTTCAGAGAGGGCAGTGGGTGGTGCAACGGGGGGTGCGGGCGGCGCAACGGGTGGTGCGGGCGGCGCAACGGGGGGTGCGCTAGGGGGTGCGGGTGTTTCCGGGGGCGTAGGCGCAACTGGGGCTTCAGTTTGCGCAACGGGGGGTGCGCTAGGGGTTGCGGGTGCTTCGGCTGTTTGTTTACCTTGTCCCTTACTCGCCGCCGCCGCTAATCCTGCTCCGGGCAATGTCCCAAAAAGAGTTTCTACCGCAGTCTGCCCAAGCCCATCAAGCAAGGAGGCTTTGTCGTCCAACAGACGTTGAGTGACATTCCCGGTAAGTTCGGGGGCAAGGCTTTCAAACTCTTCGCCCAAAAGTTCGGCTCCGGCTCGGCCAGCACGGGCACGGGCTGTTTTTGCTCCCCCTTTGACCAAAGCTTTTTCTAAACCAGTAGACCCAGAAATTTTCCCAGTAATACCGGCAACAACTTGGGCAGGCAGTGCATACAACGGTGCGAGCATACGCACTGCGTCTTTGTGGTCTAGCCCTTTCTCACGTAATGCTTGGTACGCAGCACTATTGCTCCACTGTTCAGGGCTTAGGTCTGCCATCTTTGCCGCAGTTTGCTGAGCCGCATCGCCAGCATTTGCCAATACGTTCATTGCCGTCATTGACTTAGCGCCAAAATCAAGCACGCTTAGGCCCATAAGCGGGACTAAAGACCCAGCGCCTTGGGCAACAATATCCGCGCCCGTAGGGCTAAACATAGTGTTAAAAGAAGCGCGGGTAGCCGCTAACTCCCCTTGGTTTTTACGTATGTTTTCTAAGTTGGCGCTGCGCTCTACATTTTTAGAACGCAAATACCCCGACTTTGATTCTTCCCCGGCTTTATACGCATCTTTGTAGAACTGCGATAGGGGGTTGTCGAACGGGATGTTATCTACAATGCTTTTTGGTATTGACACCATGCCTTGCAAAATACCAATCGTAGTGTCCCCAGCAGCCTTTAGTGCCGACCGCTCAAACACACTTTTGGGGGTTGCCCGCATTTCTTGAACCCGGCGCTCGGGTACTGCTTGTGCTTCTACTGGGTTAAATGGGGGGTTGGCAGGGGGGTTAAACGGCTGCGTATCAAACACACTACCCGTATAAACTTTTTTTGGTTTATTGGCTTGCGCCATGATCTCTTCTGCACCAGTTCCCATTGGAGAACCAAAGTCAAAATCATCAGACGCAGGCTTTGCAGTCGGCGTAACAGGCTTGGGAGCAGCGCCGGGGAGAGGTATCCACTCGTTGCCAATCAGTCCAACACGTTCACCTGTTTGGGGGTTCGTAGCTGTCTGTGCAATTGGCTGCCAATTACCGTTAACCAAGGCAACACTTTCCCCCGTCTGGGGATTGGTAGCTGTTTGGAGCGCCATGTTTAACGTGTATTTAAATTAAAGCCGGGAGGGGGAGGAGGAACAGAAGTGCGGGGGGCCGACGTAGTTCCTCGTGTATTTGTAATAGGAGCAGGGAGCGGATTCTGCGTTACGCCCTCAGTGTTTCTAAATATAGCCCGTTGCCGTGCTTCTTCTTCGCTCCAAAGACGTGCTGCTTCAGTAGTATTACCAGTCCGCTTGGCTTTACGGTATGCGGGATCTAAATTACCAAAGGTTTTCATTGCCGCAGAAACTGCTGCATCCACTTTTTCTTGTACTGGAGCAGTACCCGTAGTCAAGCTAGTGCCCGCTTTAACCGGCCCAGACTCGCTAGTGATATTGGATGTAGAAGTCATGGAGCGCATCTGGCTTGCAGCCGCACGCAACCCTTTGACCGTCTGCAAGTTTTCTTTGCTTGGGTCTTTTTCGTACGCAATTTCTGCCGCAGCCAACTGCTCAGCCAGTTTAGTCCCGCCACCTGCACCAGCACCGGAACGCAGTGGTCGGTTTGCAGCCGAACCCCTGACCGCAATTTCTGCCAAAGCTTTGTCTCTATCAAACTTAGCTTTGTTTGCATCCGCTTGGAACTTACGCGCTTCTCCCAACGCTGCATTAGCGTCACGGTGATACCCTTGGCGTTCTTTGCGTTGTGCATCAGCAAGGCTAAAATTCATTTGTTCAATAGAGCGTTTCTCAGCTTGATCGGCACGCATGGCTTCGTTCATAGCAGTAGCGTAAGCAGGGGCTGCGTTACTAGCACCCTCAGCTAAATTGCGCCCTTTAAGCACAGCACCGGCAGCTTGAAGTAAAGCCAAACCGCTCATCTGGCCCATATTGGACTTACGTGCCTCTTCCCTCGCAGATTGATCGGCTTGCGCAGGGGCATAAATATCCGGGCCCGCCGATTGTCTTGCCCGCGTAATGTAGTCAGAAATAAATTGTCTTTGGTCTGCTGCGCTCATTTCCTTGGGGTCGTACTTCGCAAGAGCTTCCAATTTCTTCGTAGCCAAACGGTTAAAACGAGCTTGGTCAGCCGGACTGCCATCATCCCCTGTATCTTCGCCATCGTCTAACTTTCCTTCGCCGTACAAACGATACTGCTCAGCCAGCCTGCTTGAGTCAGAAGCATCCGCGCTTCTAGGCTCTGCGTCGGAGTCTACAAGTCCTTCATCTGCAAACGCAAGAATTCCACCACCTGCGTAGTGTTCTTCAGGGACGTGCATACCAGCCAGACCACCGGATGCCTGCATAACAGGAGCTTGAGGCGCTGGGCCTTGGGGCATACCTTGGGGCATGGGCCTTTGTGGGGGCATACCTTGTGGGGGTTGGCCTTGAGCTACGGGAGCGCCCATCGGCATAGCCGGGGGTTGGACAGGGGCCATTGCATCGGACAAAAGGGACGGGGCCGACGTAGGCTGCTGAGCCTGACGAGCCATCTCCATCCGGTTAGATTCTTTGATTAGCTGGAGAGCACGCAGTGCCGTATAGGGGTCTAGGTTTGGATCACCGCCCTGCCCTAAAACTGTGGCTTGAAGAATCTGCGGACGACCTTTGTACCGCTCGGCAAAAACTGAGGCTTGGTCAATCATGTGTTACCCCAAAGAATGTAATGCTAGTGCGCCCAATCCACCGGAGCGAGTCATACCACCGTGAGCCATACCTGCAACCTTGGCAATACCAGCAGCACCAAGACCCAACGATGCAATATTTTGTGCAGTACTTGGAGCAGCAGTGTACAGAGAAGAGCCCGTTTGCGTAAGGGGTGCGCCACGAATAATGTCAGACATGAAGCCCAACTGTTTGTATGGGTAGTTCTGGAAGCTTTGGAAGTCGTTGTACTTGTTTGTCAAGTCTTGTTGCACTTGGGCCTGCTGCTGACCACCGTATTGGTTCTGCAACTGATTGATGCCCATGTTCTGGTTGTATTGGAGATTACCCAAGTTGCCCAGATTTTGTGCAGCCGTGTTGGCTGTTTGTAGCGCCTGTAGCCCAAGTCCAGCGCCAAACTGACCTTGCTGGGCATTAAGCTGCGCTGCGTTTTGTGTAGCCTGTTGTTCTGCATTGAACTGGCCCATACCCTGTTGATAGGCTTGGTTGGAAGCCTGCGCTTGGATATCGTTCATCTGCGTACCAAGATTGCGCTCTCGTTCTGCCCGCATAATGGCATCGCGGCCTCCACCGAATGCTCCGGCTTGGGTTGCTTGGGCTTGCTGCTGGGTGCCTTGGATACCTGATTGCCGCTGGGCTTCGCGCTTTTGGATATCCGCCACCTGCTGCATGTACGGGTTCATGTACGCCTGAGCAGTGCCCGGCGATGTGAACGATTGCGCTTGATAGGGGTTGTATGTGTATCCAGTATTTAGTGCGCCGAGCCCCGCCTGTCCAGCCATAGCAGTCGCATCTTGCAACTGAGGAGCGCCCTGCATAAGTGCCGCACCTTGGTATGACTGTTGTTGCAGTGGAGAGAACTGAGCAACGCGCTCTCCTTGGTACTGCATGTACGGATTCATTGACGTGTCGGTCAAAGCCGCAGCCTGACCCAACATATCTTGGGCGTAGGGGGCAATCTCCGGTGCAAAACCGTACTGCGTTTGTGTGACTTGGGTTGGGGTATCAGCCATTTGTCGGCTCCTTATGCGGGAAGATATTTGTCGGCACGGGTGTTTTTAGCCACCTTGCCTCTACCAATTGACTTACGTCGGGCAGCTTGAACTCTGTCCATCATTGCGTACAACTTACGTGCACCGGCCTCAGTAGAGCCGTTGCCGATCTCGGAAACAATACGCGCCGGTACTACGAATTCACCGTCGGCCAAACGTGCTGGCCTGCCCTTACCAATCGTAGCGGGGATAGAGTCAGACACACCATCGCCGGGGCCACGAAGCAGTCGACCACCATCGGAGTAAGAGCCAAGATCGTATTGGGCCGACATACCGCCGCCAGCCATAGAAGCCAAACCACCACTAGCGATAGTAACTGGGCCTTTGATTATCCTGCCAAGTTCATCGACTCTATTACCCCCTGCATCAAAAGCTACGCCTGTCGTAGCAGTTGTATCCGTAGTTGTTCCTGTGCCAAACCGCTTTTTGGCATCTGCAAGAGAAATACCCAACGCCCCTGCAAGCTGCTCAAGGGAAACATTGTTGTCAGTCATCCACTTTTGATAGTCCGAAGTAGCAGCATTTTTGTTTGAATTTACGTAGGATGCAACGTCTTTATTGGATATACCGACAAGTTTATTGCCCTTGCTGTCATACGTTATAGGCACGTAGTCAGGGTTTGTTTTGTACGACCGAGTTGCCGGGTCAAACAAATAACGCTTCTTGCTTACATCTCCCGGTATACCAAGCACTGCCTCAGAGTAAGGCTTCATCACTTCACCCGTTTTTGTGTACGGAGTCGGCGAATATTCACCACCCATCAGGTAGTCATAAGCCTGCTTGGAGCCACCGCTAAGTGTGTTGTACTTTTGGTTGAACTCAGCCATTGTCTTAGGCGCGGCAGGGGCGTAACCCAAGCTACCGCCGCCTTTGGTGTAAGCATTGCGCAAGCTCTGTATACCTGTATAGCCACCAGCAGGCATATTAGGTGTGCCTGTGTTCATGGACACCGTACCGTTGGGGTTGATCGTCGCAGTTTGGTTGCCCGATACACCGACTGGCAGTGCAGTTCGGGCGGCTTCGTTCAGTACGGTTGGGGCAGTTACTCCGGTCGTTGCGACTTGTGTTGGGTTAACTACGACTTGTGTGCCGTCTGTAAGCGTTGAGACGGGTAGGAGTTTGCCTGTATCCGTGAGCACCCCTGTCCCATCCCCAATAATTGTGGAGTTTGGTGGTTGGTTTATTGGGCGCAGCTTATTGGCCTTAATAAAGTCCGTTACGTTTTGGGTAGTAAACCCTTTTACGTATTTAGCATCAACATTTCTGGCAATGTCGGCATCGCTAAGTCCGGCGGCAATACCTTTTTTAGCTTCGGCAAGTGCTAATGCTTGTTGCTGTTGGGCGTTTAACGAACCCAAACCGCCAAATTGGCCTTCTTGAATTTTGTTTTGCGCGACATATTGATCCGTAGTTAACGCTGGTGTAACTGCTTCCAAACCGTTAGCAAACGCAAAATCCCGAACATTTTGTGCAGTAAAGTTTTTACCGTACTGGGTATTTACTTCCGCAGCAATTTCAGCAGGGCTTTTACCCGCAGTTATTCCATTTTGCACGGCTTGAATGGCCAGCGCTTGTTGGTTGGCGGGGGCTGCGGCTGCGGTAGTCACCCCAGCATTGCTTAGCGCATTTGCAGCCGTAGTATTACCCGTAGCTGCTTGGTTAGCTGCATTTGCCGTCAGACCTGTTGCGGCTGGGGCTGCGCCAAGATTCGTGCTTATATTAGCTACGTTACCAAACATTCCACCCCTTGGGGCTGCGGCGGGTGCAGTGGCTTGATCTGCAACGCGTACTATGGACGGCTCTGCTGCGGACGATGTAGAAGCTGCGGTGGTGTCTGGGGAAAGATTCGTGCTTATATTAGCTACGTTACCAAACATCCCGCCGCTTCGTGTTGGTGTTGTGGTTGAAAGTGCGTTGGGGTTAGCCGCCAAAAACTCTTTAACTGCTGGTGCTACGCTAGACAATAATCCATTACCGTTGTTTGCGGCTGGTGCTGGAGCAGGGCTTAAATACTGACTGACATCCACACCAAATTTTGCTTGAGCGCCTTGGAGAATCTGGTCATTGTTAAACCCTTGCTGGCGAGACGCCGCAATTGCATCTTGGATTTGCTGGGTTGTAAATGCGGGAGCCGCAGTGGTGGCAGGGGCAACGGGGATAACAGGAGCCATAGCAGCGGCCTTGGCAGCAGCTTGATCGTTTATCGCAGGTTGGAAAGTGGTGTCTTGAACCAAATCCCCACGCGCATACCGAGCCATGCCGCCGTTAGCCATACCCATTAAGCCGCCATTTGCTGCGGTGCCGGGGGCTTCGTAAGTGCCCGCAGGTGTGTAACTTTGGCCATAGGGATCGTAGGAATACCGACGTACTTTGCCCGGAACTTGGTTCATACCCGGCATTTGAGTAGTTTCACCTATGTCAGCTAGTACAGGCAGCGCAGCAGCAGCCATTGGTTTCCAGTTTGCAAGAGCAAAATCTTTCATCGCCTTACCGCTACTTGTTGCGGTATCAAATCCTTTGCTCAGTAAATCAGCATTGGATGGGTTTGCGGTGTAAGCGGTGGCAGCAGAGGAAGGCAAGAAAGCGCCCTGCGTTGCTTCAGCCGCTGGTAGGTACGCCCCATGTGCAGAAGCCGCCGCTTGCTCCGCTGCAAACTGTCCAGCGCTAAGTTGTCCAGCAGCAAGTTGTTCTGCGGCTACGCCACTTGCTCCAGCTCCCATAAACCCAGCAGTTATACCAGCGCCACCATAAGCGCCCAGACCGGCAGAAATACCTTTTCCAATATCGCCAGTGCGCGCAGTTTCAACGCCGCCGACCATAGCAGCGGCAGTCATAGGGTCAATCGTACCGCCCGAAAAATAACTGATACCCGCGCCAATAATTGCAGGAAGTAATTTGTCCAAAAACCCAGCTTCGGGTAGTCCCGTTTCGGGATTAACAGTCAGTGACCCGCCATGAGCCTGTGCCAAAGCCTGAAGCCCGCGCACTTCGCTAGGGGCCATGTGGATAAGCATAGTATCTGGGCCTCGGCCCTTTTCAGCCATGTGGTTGGCCAGTGCGTGTAGGCTCATATTTGCCTCTCAAAATGGGGGTTGGTCGATATTATCATGTTGCCAGCGCTGAGACAAACGTCATTGTGGCTACGACGGATTGCGTAGATGGTTTGGTTGGGGTGCCGGATGCAGCGTAGTACTCGATAGTTACGGTAGCAATTGTGGGCGACCAGTAAATCTCAACGTAGTCATTTGCTGCCATAGACAGAAAATAGTTCCAGCCTTTAATGTCATGAGTCGGAACACCCGCGCTTTTACGGGCAGGCATTCCTACTTTTCCGGTAGAGCCAACAATGTCTGTGCCGTTTTGCTTTAACCAGATAAAAAGGTCTTGCGGAGCGTTATCCAGATTTTGAACCTGCACGCTGAACTGCAAGTTGTATATACCGGCTTTGGCTACCGTGATTTTGGAGCTTGCAATACTTACACCATTAGAAAAATCCGTGGTGTTTAACGTCAGCAGGGCGGCGGTATTGGCAGTCGTAGACTGGGATTGATCGCTGGAAAATGCCCCATAAGGGAACCTGACCCCTGAGCCATCAATCTTAAAAGTTCCATCCGTCGCTGTTTTCATCTGCCCCAGTATGTTGTCCAATTGGTTGAAGTACAGCCGCAAGACGTTGTTAAGCTGGTTTATGTAGTTAACATCATACTCAGGCGTAGCCGCAGGTAATCGTGGGGCAACTGCCTGATTGAGGACGTACTCCGAAGTTACTATATAGGTCATGCGCTACCCCGACGACCGTCAGGACGGATATCAATACGGGGGCTGCCAAGCTGCCACTGGGTGCCAATCTGGTTGGACGTAATACGCATAGCCATCTGCCGTCCACGGATACGGATGTAAATCTGCCCGTTGTAGGTGTCCAAGTCAATTGGGTATGTCTGCGTAGCTGTAACTGCCTGAGATGCGTCTGTGCTTGTACCGCCGACTGATTTGGGATCGTTGTACCCTGAGCCAGAGTTTTGTAACGGCAGAAGCTGCATGGTCAGCGCAGGGGTTGTTCCTGCCGTGGAGCCACGGAACGTTAAGTCAGGCAGCATCCTCCAGACAAAGGCAAAGTTATTGCCGTCACCAATATCAAACTGGGCGCTGGTGATTGTGGCGGTAATTGCTGCTGGGGTTCCGTTGGTGTTGTCATCCACGCCAGACTCGTGATTTACAAGGTTATAGGAGTAGGTTGCCGCCACAGGGTTATTACGCAGGCCGGTATCAATCCATGCCGTGCGGCCCATAGTGCCGTAGTACCAAGCGTTTTCAACGTAGTTGTAGATGACGTACTTGTCGATCACATTACTTTCTGCCGAACAGTAGAACCACCAAGCCTCGTTAAATCCCTCGTTGGTACTACCAAACACTTGTACCGACTGGGTGAGGTTGATATCCCCGTAAACATACTGGCGCAGATCGCAGTTAAGCGTTTGCACGCGACCGTCGTATTTGTAGAACTTGTCCACTCCCATCCAGTAAGTTACACCGGAAGCAATAACAGGGGCGTTCTGGCTAATAAGGGACACGTTGTCCGCAAGAAGCTGGTTGCCCCAAACATACGGCGGGCCAAGGTATTGCAGAGAGTAAAGCGTGGAGTCTGTCCACACCAAAATCTCTTGTCGGCTTTGCAAAACAGCTACGATTTTAGAGCCGTGGGATAGCCGGACGCTGCCTGCTTGGTTGGTAATTGCCGGATACCAAGTTGTCAAAGACTCCTGATCCGACCACCGAATAAGCATGGGGTCAAGCACCGTGCTGCCGTAATCATTGGTTCCAAACACCAACACAAACCGGCTTGCATCAGATACTGTAAATACATTTTGGTACAGAGGAACGTAAGCGTCAGCACCGGGCAGAGTAGAAACCAAAACACCGCGAGGGGAAATACTTTGTACGCCAGACTGCGTACCGGTTGTATTAATCAAAGCGCCAGTAGGCGTAGCCGACAGATTAAATGATGTGCTACTGACATACCGAACGTAATATGTTGTTCCGGGCAGTAAGCCCGTTGGCAAAGCTCCAGTGGTAGCCAGTGTAATGGGAGTGAGATCAACAAGCCCTAAATTGCATGAAACCACACAAGGTGTGGCAATTGTCATTGTTACTGTTGAGTTTGAGTACCCAATATTGGCATCCCAATAATACAAAGGCCCGCCACCTACGCCATACAAAAGGTTTTGCCCAAAGTTATTTTGGTTCCAAATACGGATGGGTTCTACTGCGGTAGGAGTAACGGTTCCAAGCCCCCAGTACCCTCCACCCCAAGCGCCAGCGCCCCACCCAACAGACGGTACATAAGTAGCACCGCCCGGGTTAATCTGGTACACGGCGTAGACAGTGCCACCACCTGTTGTGGAGGAAGATGCAGTTCCCGAAACACGGATTGTGTAAGTAGAACCAGTTAAAAGAGTGAGCGCATATTCCCCAAGTACTGTGACCCCGCCAACCGCAGTGCCACCATAAAAGGTTACATAAGCCCCATCAGTAAATCCATCTGCACCATCTGTTACAGTTACTGTTGTATAGCCACCGGAGTTGGTAGCCGTATCAGTGGCAAATGGATTGGTCAGCGTATGTTCTGCGCGGATTGGGGTAATGTCGTAATAAGCCCCGCCATTTTCAATATAGAATTTGGACGTAGTTCCAACACCCATTAGGTTTTGCCCTGCCAGCGTTACCCAATTCCAAAGGGAACGGCAAATGCCAATAAATGTATTGCCAGAAATACGCGCCCAGCCGCCAATTTTCTCAGGCGTACCTTGGCGAAACCGAATCTTGTCGGACTCATACCAGCCGTTCTCGTTGGTGTACCGAGTGTTTTCCCGGTTAACCCCCGGCTTGAGGACAAGTTTTTGTAACGGCATTACACGTTTCTTTCAAAATGCGGGCAATCAACCAACGATTTGAAATTGCCGCCCCAACGGTTTTTTGGGTGCAGGCTTTCCCAATACACGCCTAGCGGGGCCAAAATCCCCTTGTCCCATATTATCTTCCCATCCTTGAAGAAATTCAAGTCAATGGCGCAGCGCTTCAGGTGGATGGAGTCCATCGTTTTAGACCGCCCGGTCTTGAAGTAAATGGCTTGTTGCTCCGGCGTGCGGGCCAGTTCCCCTCCGGTGACCACGAAGCCCTGCTCCGTGGCGTACTGAATTAGTTTGCACATATCCAGTAAAAATGCCGCTTGTTCTTGCGATAGGCTCATTTTCCACCCCTTATGTCTGCCAGTTTCTCAATGGTTCTGCCACCAAAATAAGCGCCCATGATGAGCATACCCCAGTTTCCAAGCAGGGTGACGTAGCTTTGATTGGCGTTTAAACCAAACGCTGACATCATGGCAAACAAAAAATAACCCGTAAAAATGGCTACAAGGCTTAAAGGTCGGATGTTTTTAGACAGCCAAGAATCAGACCCCATGTCTGCTTTCCAGCGATCAGATACGTTGTTGTCCTCGTTTTGAACTGCTTGAGCAAAAACTTTTAGCGTATCCAGTTCCATTTGGGCTTTTTGGATGCCCAGTTCAATCAGGCGCTCTTCGTGGTCATACTGAAGCTGGCGCAGTTTGGCAACGTCTTCGGGGGTAGGAGAGTCCGGGATTTTGATGCCAAAGGTGTTCTCAACAACTTCTTTGCCCTTGGCTTGGAGGGCAGAGGACAGGAGGCCAAGACCGTTTTCGGCAAGTGTCCCAAGCAAAGATGCGACTATGGGGATCATCAGTGTTTCTCCAGCAAAATTGTTAACCACCAAAAGACAAAACCAAGTACCAAAATAGCTATTGCACCGCCAAGGAGCCAGTTAATAAACTCGTCCATCTCCTTTTTCTTAGCCGCAGCGTGCTGCTCTGCCAAGATTTCTTCTTTCTTGCGCTGCTGTATCAAGTTATTTCTTGTAATCAACAACTGTTGCCAAACATCTGCATGACCATTAAGCACCAACCACTGGTTTAACTCCTTCTCAGCGTCATCCAGCCGCTTGGCTTGCATGACTATCTCAAACGCCTGCGCCGTGTCCGACCCTGCAAACCCTGTCTTTGGCTTGGACGCTGCCCTCTGGACAACATCCTTGGCCTCAAAAAATTTCATTGCCTCGCCAGTGATGGCGTGGATATCCTTGCCTAACTTAATCGCGGCTTGGACGCCTTTTACCGCCGCTTGGGCTGTGGCGAAAGCGGTGATCGGGTCGATCACAAATCACCTGTTAGGGCGCGTCAGGCCAAGTAATGTCCCAAGGGAAACTTGACTGTGCTGATATATCACGCAGTGCTTGGCGGTAGGTTGCCCATGCCGTTTTGTCTGCCGTACTGTCTGCCAACTGCGTCCAATCGCTGTCAGAAAGTTTGGTATTACGCTGCTCACGCATGGCTTTTGCTTGTTCTGCATCTTTGGCGGCAATAGCGTCTGCGTCCATATCTGCAACGCTGTATTTGGTATGCCAAGCGCCGCCAATTTTCTCAACGCCATCACGGTAGGCCACTTGGTAGCGCGTGGGGCTGGCTTGCGGGCCTTCCAGCACCACATCCACGCTTAAAGCCTCTGCCACCTCTTGGGTCAGTGTGTCGTAAGACGGGCCATTGTTGGCTTGCAGGTAGGAGCGGAACTCGCTCTCAAACATCACTGCGCCGGTTTCTCTGATTCGGATTTCCATGATGTGTCCTTATGCTATTGCCATGTAAATGTAAGTTGCGGCATTTGTATTAATTGCAGCCAAAATCGTAGCGTCAAGCGCAAAACCAGTTGTTACGGTTGTTACAGAGCCAAGTGTTGCAGCATCACCCGCCGTGCTATCAAAAAACAAATAAGGGTCTGTCAATGTTGTCATTCCACGGGCTGTATCGTAAAAATACCACCCGCCAGTTGAATTGGTTTGCTTAATCATTACAAACCTAGAGCCGCTAGTAAATCCACAATTAATAGTTTGCGTTGTTCCATTTCCTGTATAAGTACCGACAGAAGAAACACCTGGACAAGAGGCAAACAAATAGGCAATGTAAGTAGAGGCTCCTGCATTGCATTCAGTATTTGTTCCAAGACTAAAAACACTTGAAGTTGGATTCGTTGAATTCCATGCAGTTGAATCTGCCGCGCTTGCGTCTGTTAAATTAAAATATAATTTATTTGAGTAACCAATTGTAGTTGCTCCAACAATCCAATTGCTAGCCAAATTGCGTCTTTTAACAATTATTAACTCAGGTGCAACATTTAAATTATGGGTTTGAGTAGTAGCACTTCCCGTACCCGTATAACAAACAACATCAAAAAAATTAGGTGCTCTTTTAACTAAATAATTTATAAATGTTTGTCCATTTGCATTTGTTTGATTAGATGATGTTCCAACTTTAACGCCATCCATAATGTCCCAAGGGCTTGCTTGAAGTATATTTGTTCCAGTTGGATTTTCTCCTGTTGTTGTACTAGATGTTAAATATACAGTTCCACTTAATCTTGATGCAAACAAAGTTCCAGGTCCAGAGGCTCTATTTTTACTTATAAACAAATCATCTGTTTGACCGCCGGTTACTGTTGCGTTTGCACCAGTTCCAGTTCTAGCAGAAAGCCCAAAAACACTTGTACTTGTTGTAGGCGTTTTCATTGGCCCACGGCGTATGGCAATGTAGATGTAGGTGTTACTATTCCCTAATCCGTTTACAAAGTTAAATCCCGTTGCCGTAGGCGTTCCATAATTTCCTGCTAACGATTGTTCAGCATTTGTTAAGTTGGGAAACAACCTTTGTTGAGAAGCAAAAGACCAACCTCTCATATTATCCAACTCAACCCAATTTTCAGTTAGCTGAGTATTTTTAACTAACAACCATTGCGGCTCATAACCAAGATTAACTGTCACACTGCCGCTTGCGTCAGTAGTAAAACTTCCACAAGTAATTACATTGTCTGTACCAGTAAGGCCAAACCCGCCAGCGTTGTGAGCAAAGATATAAGCGATGTATGTTTGCCCTGAATCATTAAGTCTGGTAGAAGTTGCTCCCGCACTACCAAGAGCAAATGTTGTAGATGTTAAATTTTGAATACCAGCATTACCATCATCTGCGGCCGCAGATGTACTATTAAGCATCAATGATGTTGTGTTTCCACCAGCATTTGCATTTCTGTGGTATACAAACCAAGAGTAGTTAGCAGTAGTGCAAAGCACCATAATGCATCCAGGCACTGAACCTAAATTATGAGAAATTGTTTTGCCTGCTGTTCCGTTACCAGTCCAGGTTTGAATGTCAAAAAATTTAGGTTGCTTCCTAAATGACCACCCAGCGTAAGTAGTTCCACTTTGGTTTGCCACACTGTAAGTGGCATCGCCATAAGTTACATTGAATCCGTTTGTATTGAATGCAGATAAATAATCAGTCGAATAAAAAGCACTAAGGTTTAAGCCGTTAGAACTAATGGTTTTATTATTTGGTGACCCACTTCCAGTTCCTGCACCTCGAACTGTGTCCCACATTCCATTGTCTTTTACTGCCGATCGGCTTTTTGTCCAAACCAACCCACCATAAGTAGACAAGTCAATGCCATTCGTGATGGTCTGTGTAGTGCCGTTGCCTGTGTAGAGGTACGTTGAAAACACATCCTCAATGTAATTGGTAACAGCAGCAGATTTAGCAAACTCGCCAAAGCCTTGGGAGGATGCGGCGCCTTTAGTTTTAATTACTGGCATGGCTAAACCTTACTTGAACTGGGTCTGTGAGGCCAAGACAGTGAAAGTAGCACTGGCTGTCTTTATGATGGTATAGACGTAAGAGTCAATACCCGACGCATTGCCAGCAGCCCATGCGGTGCCGCCTTGGTACTTAGGAGTTACTGCTGTACCGTCAATGTTTACAACGTTGTTGTAGTAGGCCGTAGCGCCTTGGGTGACCAAAAACGCTACCGTAACGCTTTGGCCCACTGCCATCAAAGTATTAAGGCTGGTGCCAGACGAGCCACGAAAGTTAACCGTCCAGTTGGCAGATGCGCTTGTCGTGTAATACAGGACACTTTGGGTGGTCACGTCATAGTTAATCGTGCCGGTAGCCGCCGTGGCAGAAACTGTCGCTACCTCACCTGCATTTGCCATCGCTACTGCCAGCACACTGGTTGAGCCGGAAAAGGTTTGCAGGGCAGTGAAAGTATTGGCGGCATTGTTAGTAGTAAACGCACCCGCAGAACCAACTGCCACGCCCAAAGCAGTCACCACGCCAGTGCCGGTAGTTGTTGTGGCAGGTGCTGCGCCAGCCCCGCCGCCGATTACCAGCGCACTTGCCGCTAATGCAGCCGATGTTGCCCAAGTAGTTCCGCTATTAAAGTAAGGGACGCCGCCAGATGTTCCTGCAATTGTAAACGCCGGGGTGGTGGTAGCCGTTGCAACCGAAACAATGCCGCCTGTCCAGCCAACTGAAGTAACCGTTCCGGAGCCAGCCGTAGTGGTTGCGCTCTTAACGTAGTCTGTGCCGTTGAAGTACACAGTAGCAGACTCGCCCACTGCTACGGACACACCAGACTGTCCGGATGCCTTGATAGTTACGGTGCTGCCGGTAGCGGCATTAACCACAATAAATGTTTTACTGGTTGAGGGGGCTGTCAGTACCTTTGCAGTAGTCAGCGTGCCGGTTACTTTAATAATGGCAAACTGCGCTGAAACTGTACCCGCGCCAGTCAAGCTGGAGACAATGTTGGTAGCAGAGCTTGTGCCTTGGGTATTAGAAAGAGTGACTGCGCCGTCATTGGTAAGCGTCACCGTACCCGCAATGGCATTATCCAAATAAGATGTCAACCCGTTGTTTACATCATCGCCCCATGTTCCGGATTCTGTTCCAGTTACTGGTTGGGCAAGCGCAAGGTTGGTTGTATAATTGACTGTCATAGGATCTCTTTCCAAGATGTTGTCGATTCATCCCACTGGTAAATCTTACCATCATTTGGGAAATCTGTGGGGGGTTTCCACTGGCAGGTTTGCTCGTCAAGCAGCCAGCTAGGGTACGGTGTTGGCGGGATAAAAGCATCCCTGTCTGAGTCATAGGTGTAGCCAATACCCGCATAGTTTTTCCGGGTGGTAGCATTATAGGAGGTCTGCTTCCACAACGGATAGCCGCCGCTCCAAGTAACTAAGAACTCAATTCCTTTGGCTTCTGACTCTACGCCATCTACCAATAACTCGTTGTTATGGATGCAATGCACTTCAAGCACTACATTATTTTCACCAAGTTTTGCAAAATGTGCCATGATTAGAATGTTATTGTTCCGCTACCAGTAAATTTATAATACCGATAAGTCGCATCAGTAGTAACAGTAGGCGATCCAGTTGTGCCTGTTGCCGTAACAGCAAGCAAAACCCTGAGAATTACAACACCCGAACCGCCAGCGCCGGGACTTGGATTTGTCCCATTAGAGCCACCCCCGCCTCCACCGCCAGTATTTGCTGTTCCCGCTACACCAACAGATGTGTTGTATTTACCACCAGCACCACCGCCGCCAGCACCACCTGCGCCTGCTGTGGTGTAAGCAGAGCCACCCCCGCCTCCAGCGTAAGTTACTGAGGAACCAGATAAGCTAGATGCAGTACCAGCGCCGCCCGCACCACCTGCGCCTGATGCTCCGTTTGTACCAACAGCGCTTGAACCACCTCCACCAGCGGCAGCAGTTGAGCCGCCCAAATTAGCTGTAGCAGTACCTCCGTTATAGCCTTGGCGCGGGGGGCCAGCAGTTCCTGTGCCGCCAGCTTGTGATGCGCTACCACCACCACCACCAGAACCGCCGTTACCAACGGTAGCAACTGACGCTCCACCACCGCCACCCCCGCCTCCGGTAGCTGAGATAGTCGTAAGACCAGTCCCGGCAATTGAAGAAGCTGTGCCATTATTTCCAACACTTGCTCCAGCAGGCGCTGTTCCACCCGGCCCGACGGTAATTGTGTAGGCTGTTCCCTGATTTAACGTAACAGTATTGGTCAACAAGCCGCCAGCGCCACCACCGCCACCTGTACCAGTGTTAAAACCTTCTCTACCCCCACTGCCGCCACCAGCAACAACCAAGTAATCAACGGAAACTGAAGTTGAAAACAAAGGCCATGCACTTGCTTTTAACGCTTGCAAGATAGTAGATCTTTTCCAAATACCTTTAGCACTACTAGAGCTAGTAGTTTGCGCTGTAGATGAAAGAATAGAGCCTTTGTATCTAATAGACATTATTGTTCACCATGTGATAGTGCCAGTACCAGCGGTAATTTTGTATATTTTATAACCCGACCTAGATGCTGTATCTGGGGTTGTATTGCCTGCACTTCCATTAATAGTAAGTCCTGCGCTTGCCGCTGAAGCACTTGGGTAAGTGTCTGGGTACGCAATAATAATTACACCAGAACCACCATTTGCACCTGTTGAAAGAACATTAGCTGCGCCGCCCCCGCCGCCACCTAAGTTAGCAGTACCCGCTACACCTGCTGCCGCAAGACCGCCTGCGCCACCGCCACCAGAACCACCGGTAGGTGCTGTTCCACTTAATGCGCCGCCGCCACCGCCGCCGCCATAATATATAGCTGTTCCAGTAATAGAACTTTGTACACCTATTCCACCATTACCACTAACAGAGCCTGCTGCTCCAGCTCCGCCAGCACCGCCGCCTCCACCGCCAGCATAAGTTCCAGCAGCAACACCAGCACCTCCATCATAGCCTTGTCGTGGAGGGCCAGCAGTTCCTGTTCCTGCCGTAACAGTGTTGTATGAACCACCACCGCCAGAACCTCCAGAATTAGAAGATGCAGCGGTTGCCCTATATCCCATTGCGCTGCCGCCACCAAGTGCGGTTATTGTGGTAATTCCTGTGCCAGAAATTACTGAATTTAATCCGTTTGATGCAACATTTCCAAGACCTGCAACAGTTCCTGTTGCGCCTGCTCCTACAGTGAAGGTATAAGCAGTAGCTGGAATAAAACTTGCAGTACTGGTTAGTAAACCACCCGCACCGCCTCCACCATTACCAACGTTTCCTGAGTTACCTGCTGCGCCCGCTCCACCACCTGCTAGAACTAAATACTCAACGGGAATACTCATCAGGGGCCATGTTCCCGCCTTTTGTGCTTGCATTGCATCGCTGGTATTCCAAATTCCTTGAGCAACGGAACTTGAAGTGGGTTGTTCTGTTGATGAAAGAACAGAACCCTTGTACTGCGTGGACATTAGGTAAGCGCCTCGTAGGAAGCGGTGAGTTCAATAGCAGAAGCAGTTCCTACTGTTACAACAATAGATTGCGCTTCGCCTAAATAAAATGCCGTGCTTTTATCAACAATAACAACAGCGGCATTAATAGGAACCGGTAATTGGTAAATAAGGCGGTATGCAGTGCCGCCCCCGGCAGCAGCACTATTAATTGATACGGTTACAGTTGCAGTTGAGGCTGTTACATTTGAAGCAACAATATTATCAATTTTATTTACCGTGCCCGCGGCAGGAGTAAGAGCAGTCCATGTTGTCGCCGATGTTGTGCTTGGAATCAAATAGGACGTACTGCCGTAAATTGAGCTTGCGTTAATTAAATTAGGATTTGCCATGCTGTTTCCTTAGTATCCAAAGACAATGGATGAAATTAATGATCTGCCAAATGTAGTTGCCCGTTCTGCCGGTAATGTACAAAATACGTTCTTAGTACCTGCGGAAAAAGTAACAAGTGAACCAGAATTACTGGACGCTATTACTGTGGTACGCGCTAGTGTGGTGCCGGATGCAGTGTACGTCCCAATTCCAACCTCCCACTCTGATCCGCTTTGCCCTGCAATTGTGTAATACGTTGAATTCCCATCCCCGACGGCGGAGAAACTCTGAAATCCAGTAACTGCACCCAAAAGCGTAGCAGTACCTGTCCCGGTGACTGTGGTGGTTTCTTGTACCCGGTCAGCAATTATGAGTGCCATACATATACCTATGTGTTAATTAGTTGCCAACTAGCAGTTTGTGCATCAGATATGACTTGCCAAGCAGCAGTTTGTGCGTTGGATATGGCTTGCCAATCCGGGTTTTGGCTATCATCAATTATTGTCCACGGCGGGTAGACATCATTAACTTGCCCGTTAGCCTGCACACCGGTAAGCGCACGAACAACATTTTGACTTGTTCCTGCCGTTCCTGCAAGGGCGGATGCCAAAACTCCCGTTAGAGAAACTGCAATTTCTCTGGAGACATCCCCCACCGCGCCGGAGGCAGATACACCCGTCAGCGCAACTTCAAATATTCTACTTGTACCTACTGTGCCTATAGAGCCAGCAGCCTGCACCCCGGTTAAGGTTTGGGATGCTTCCGCTGTAGTGCCTACTGTGCCATTGTCACCTTGAGCCTGTACTCCAGTTAACGCTTGGGATATAACAAACGATGTGGTAACCGATCCAACTGACCCGGCGGCTTGAACCCCTGTTAAAGCTATGGAAAGAGATGCTGAAGCAGTTACCGACTCAACTAATCCTGCTGCACTAACGCCAGTTAATGCCTGTGAAGCCGTGGCTGAAGTGGTTACTGTCCCGGCGCTGCCGGTTGCTTGTACCCCGGTTAATGCTTGTGATACGACTATTGATGCGGTTACTGTTCCTGCACTACCCGTGGCTGATACGCCTGTTAAAGCTAAAGAAACTCCACCTAACTCTACTATCCCCAAAACACCAGAAGCCGCTACGCCTGTTAAAGCCTGTGAAACTGCGGCAGAAGTGGTGACCGTTCCAGCGCTTCCAGTTGCTTGTACCCCAGTTAATGCTTGTGAGGCCGTGGCTGAAGTGGTTACTGTTCCAGCATTACCAGAAGCGGATACCCCAGTAAGCGCGACAGATATAGCCTGTGATGCTGTTACTGTTCCAGTGCTTCCTGTGGCGGATACCCCGCTAAGTGCGAGGCTAATTCCACTTGTTTCTGTGCCGACCTGTCCTGATGCCTGTACACCCGTAAGCGCAAGAGATATATCCGAAATGCCCCAAGGCCCATCTCCCCACGCTCCTGCTCCCCACCCCGAAGTAGGGGCGGAGGTAGTACTCCCCGTATCTCCAAATGGGGCTCCGGCGAACGGGGAAAATCCGAACATGGCCTACACGGCTACTAGCCGCGCCCCGCTATTAGGTTGTAGCCAAACGCAACAACGCTGTTGTCGTGGTGTTGGATGGCATGGTCAGTGTAAACGTGCCAGCAGTAATGGTCTGAGCAGTAAACGTGTGAACGCTAACGGCCTTGTTTGACTGCGTAGAGTTATAGATAAACACCGTGTCAAACGAAGTTGTCAACGTAACGGTTGTGTACACAATAGACGCAGAGGGAGTCCAATAACCAACGCCTGCCGTTGCAGACGCATTGGTTGAAGTTGGAGCAGTTGCATTTGTAATTGTTACGCCGCCCGCTGTATAGCCTGTACCAGATACTTCACCGGTAGCAGAGTACACCGTGGTGGAGGCGTTAAGCGTTGCAGATGCTAAATATAACGCAGCTTTAAACGTGTCAGCAGTGGCTGCTGCACGCACTGGTGAAGCGCCAAAATTGTGGGTTGCAGTCATCAGTTCACCAAGGAACGAAGTGCACATTGATTGGGTATTACTCACCTGAGTTCTCCTTAAGATAAGAAATTGCGTTTAAAAGAAATTTTGGATTGTCCAAAAACAAACCCAGTCCAGTATTACACCGCATACAAAGTAAACCGCGTACTTTACCTGTGCTATGACAGTGGTCGATAAAAAACATTTTAGTCCTACCGCCCGGTTTTTTAGCCGCACAAATAGCACACTTTCCATCTTGCCTATCTAACAACGCATCATACTGGCCTACAGTAATGCCGTAGGTCATTTTTAACTTGCTCTTGCGTTCAATTTCAAGAACTTTTTCTTTGTTTTTTGCTCTATATGCTTTGTTATACGCTACGCGGCAAGCCGTACACTGCGATACAGGCTTCCCCGGACGGTGTGTTTTACGCATAGGAAACTCCGACAAGGATTTTTCTTCCTTGCAAACAGAGCATTTGTGCGTAGTTTTCACTTAACCATCCTTAGAAAGAAGCAGTATCGCCACCCGCAAAAACGGGCATTTGTTTCAAAGTAACGTGCGCGGAGCGATGGACAAGCTCCCCGTCCAGCCAGTATTCAGTCCACACTGTAAGTTCGTTCTCATTATCTATGGAGCCTTCTTGTTTGACAAGCAAGGAATCGTCCATATCGCCTTTGGTAGTAGTAACGATCAATTTGAACTCCTAATAAGTGCGGTGGTTGAGGTATTTGACGGCATCGTAATTGTAAACGTGGTGGTTGACGTTTTGTCAGAACCAAAGTCCAGCACAGCTACCGATTTATTACCTTGGGTCACGTTATAAATTAACGCGCACCGGGCCGTCAAAGCAGAAGTCCAAGACACGTTGGCCCAGTTAACGTAGGCCGTGTAGCCGTCCGTGTTGATGGAAACCCCAGTCATTACTTGACCGCCAGCCGTGTAGCCCGTAGCAGACACTTCATTGGTGCTGGAGTACACCGTAGTTGCTGCGTTCAAATCAGCCGCAGCCGTGTACAAGGCAATGTAGATCGTGTCCGTAGATAGATCGTGAACGCCTTGGTACAACTCCTTTTTGAAGCTGGTGGTCTGGGTTTGAACTATGCTCATGTGACCGCCTGCCTATATTGACCATTACGGTATGCGTCTTGGCGCTCCATGCCATCGCCCAGACGTTTGGCAAGTGCAAGGGCTTCCATGTACTTTTGGTTGTATAGGCCCATCATGTCCTGCTCACCCTTCATGTAGGTGTAAGCCTCAACCAAAGAACCGTACAGCAGTACGGAATCAAAGTTGTCGCCCAGCCAAGTTTGTCCACTAGAAGCGGTGGTGATGGACTCAGGGTAATAGTAGTAGTGCAACTCAGCGGAATAGGTTGTATCCGGTGTCGGGCCGAGGATGAACGTCAACTCGTTACTGATGGTGCTGCCAGAAACTGCGGGGCCAAACAAACCGTAGTATTTAGGCGTCCCTGTAGAAGTTGGGTTTGGGTATGCTTCACGCATGAAGTTCACATCTTTGTTTAACAAGTATGTGTAATCCCCACCACCGACCGGGAAAATAGCCAAAGAATATGGCGCAAGGAAATCATCTGGGCAAGCTAGGTATTTATTACTAGCCGTCAACGTCCCCGTCACGTTTTTACGCAACGAGGGGAACTGCACTGAATTGTAGATGCGCTGCTCTGCCTGTGTAATGAACAGGTTTACATCCACCGTTTGAAAGGTGTTCTCCGTGTAATCGGAAATCGCAACTACAAGCGCAGCGTAGTTCATGCCATTGGGCCTCTTGCGTACAAACCTTTGGTAGCTGCGCCAGTACCACGGATTTTGATGCCGCTGGTTTTGGTTTGCTCGTCACCGGCAGACTTGCTGATAGCGCCGACGCTCATGCGCATAGTAGACATGCTACTAAGTTCAGAATCTTTACCGGGGTTACCAGAAATCTTCAGCGCTTTACCGTCCATCTTGTGCGGAGGTGCGTAAACGCTAGCAGCGCCAATTTCTTTACCCATTATTTTTTTGCTATAAGTAGCCATAGTATTACCCCGTCTTTTGGTTAGCTGCACGAGACAAGTTGCGACCCATACGCATACGGTCATCCGTAGTCGGGCCACCTTTTTTTAGCTTCAACGATGTACCTTTGCCACCTTTGTGCTCTTGGCTGTCGTGCTGTTTAAATGCCTTTTTGAGGAGGGCAACGTCCTGCTTTTTGTCCGATGCCATTGATTCTGCTTTTGCCATGTTTAGCTCCTAAGAAACTGTTACCGATACTGTACCAACACTTGTTGTTCCTACCAAGTAATTTGGTGTAAGAACTGCGTCAAATTGGCTGGCTCCGCCTACCGGTGCCCAACCCCACTGAACATCCCTAGAACCCCCAGTCAGGTTACCACTTGCATTCAACCCTGCTGTTACGTATGAACCATCCCTACGTGGGTTGCGTACAGCTTGCGGATCATCTACTGGGTACATACCTAACTGCAACTGGGGCTGGTCAGGATCCCAGCACTCATCACAGACAAGCAAATTGTACGTCTTCGTCTTAATAACTTCTTTGCGTAGTACAGTTAATTTGAACTGAAAGCCACACCTATCGCATATAGCGATACTATTTTTACCGGAAGCGAAACGATTACCCATTTTAGGCCCGTTAGCTTATAAATTGTTGTCTTGGAACAAATCGAATAGCTGCCTTTTCACGGTCTTCCGTAGCGGCTAGCTCCCAAGAATCATCATATTGCTGCTTCAGTACAGGCAGGCGCTCAGCACCTCCAGCTACTTTTAACGCCATGTAGTAGGCCAATCCAGCCGCCATGCAGGGGATAAAGCGAAACGGTACGTCCATCACGTTGACACCGCCACCAGCATCTTGGGTGCGGCGCAGTCGCCAGTAGACAAATTGATAGGGCTGCGCTCCATCTGGTGTTGGCCAAACGGTGACAGCGGGTATTTGCGCCCAGTATGCGGCAGTGCCCGTAGTGTGGCTGGCCGCAGTGGTGTTTTGTTGCCCACGGAAGCAGCTATATAGGGTATTCCCTGATATATACACGTAGTTAATATACTCGTTGTCAACTTTTATGAACCCAGTAGAGGGCAGGCCAACAGTAGAGTTGAGAACAATCGTGGTGTCCGTGGCGCTGATTGCGCCGTTCAAAGTCAAGCCAGTCGGCGAGTTCTGGCCGTTATAGCGTTGGAACCACACTTGAATTGGACGTGCTTGGGTGAGCTTGTTGGGGATCGTAGCGTACGTGGATACACTAATTTGGGTGATAGTCAAGTCAGCTTGGTTGGTAGTGCTATTGGCCTGTGTGCGAATCACATGCTCCAGCAAATCTACCGTGTCCTCGGGGAGTGGATAGGTGTTTTGACCCTGCACCAAGTTAATGGTGCCCGTCTCCATCGTCCACATGTTCAAACCACGATTGGCCCAGTCGGCAAACATAATGTTGAGGCTACGCCGCGCAGTGCGCATGTCATAACCCGTGCGCAGTTCACCACCAGCGCGTTCAAACGCTTCCTCAACTAGCTCGACTAGATCAAGGTTAAACGTAGTGGAGCCGGAGGTGTATGCCATTATCTAAACCCTGCTGTTTTCTTTGCAATTGTCTTAGGCTGCGCCACAAACTGTTTTCCTGCTGCTTTACCTGCCCGTTTGGCTTTGGTAGTAGCTGCATACTCAGCAGGGCTCAAAGATTTTATGGCTTTTTCCGGCAGATATCGCTCTCCCGTCTTGCTAGACGGTTTGCCAGATTTAGTGCGCCATTTCTGGTCACCCCAATCTTTAAGCGATTGCTGCGGAGCTTTCAATCTCTGTACCCCCCACCAGAAGCCTTGTACTTCTTGGCTACAAGCTGCGCTTTTCTCGCGCTCCATTTTCCTGCGCCCGTGCCTTGGGTAGCTGCGGCTTTTACTTGGGACACAATCTTCTTGCGAAGGCTTGGTTTTGTGTAATTGCCAGCAGCATTAACCTTTCCGCCCTCAGCGTACTGAGTGAAGTCAGTGTTATCCCGTCGGGCAGTTTTCTTGCCCTTTGGCATTTTGGATGGGAGGATATCGCCCATACCGCGTGAGGCCATCATGGCTTAGCACATCTTTCCACGGGTTTTACCCCGTTGAGCAATGCCATCAGCACGGCTGGAAGCAGACCCACCTTTAGCCATTGCTGCCACCGGCTCATCCACAGGAACACTGTCCTTGTAGATAGGCATTTTTGGCTTTGGTTTTGGCTTAGGGGCAGGTTTTTTGCTAACCGGCTCGTCCACAGGAACATCTTTGGGGTACTTGTAATCAGCCATGATTGATCCTTAGCAGGACATGCCGCCCTTGTTCATCTTCACAAATGTACCCTTGGTCTTGCCTTTTGTAGCAACACCGTCAGCGCGGGAAGAGGCAGAGCCACCAGAAGCCATTTTCTTCATACCCATTGCCTTTTTGTCCATTGCTTTGTCTTTGGCAGACGCCTCAAATTTAGCAAATGGGTTCATTTTCTTTGTAGCCATAGTAGTACCACCTTTTTTCATGATAGATGCTTTGCCGTGCAAAGTCTTTGGGTTGTTAACTTTCTGAAGATCAGCACGGGTCTTAGACGATCCTTTACCAAACTTCAAGCCTTTATCCGCCGCTTCAAAATCGGCACCGACAGATTGGGGTACGCCAGCCTTGCTTGCAAAACTGGGGTTGTTTGCTACCGCAGCCATAAAGTTGTGCTGCTTTTTGCTAACCGAGGGCACTACGCTGCTCCTTCATAAAGGCATCAAGCTTCTCGTCCATCCGATCAAGTCGGGCCAATACCCGATTAATATCAGCGTGCATATCGTTCTTGGTCACAAACTTTTCGGCGTTCTCTTCCCGAGTTTTACTCAGGAGGATACCTAGTCTCTTGACTTCATCATGGGATACCTTTACCCATAACAGCAACGCTGCTGACAGGAAAGATAAAAAGACATTCCAGACCGGGAGTTCCATTACAGATACCGCCCTTTAGTTCTACCGCGCTGAGCAATTCCGTCAGCCCGTTTAGAGGCACTGGAGACCTTAGAAGTCATGCCACCGGAAGCCATCTTTTTAACGGCCCCACCACGTTTGTATGCGCCAAAATCACCTTCAGTACGGCGAGGCTCATATTTGCCCATATCGGTATCTTCAGACTTTGTTTCGCCCTCACCCACACGTCTCTGTGCTTCTTTGGAAAGCTTAACCTTGTCCCGCATGTTGACCGCTTTATCTACAAGGTCGCCTATGCCAGACTTGTCAACCATCTTTTTACCCAAACCAGTGCGCTCATCAAGCTCTCGACCCGCTTCATACCCAGCAGAAAACGCGGCTTGCGCAGCGCCCATACGGCCTAAATTGCGATTACGGGCACGAGTACCAGCTTCACGAACAGACTCTTTAGCTCCACCTTTAAGGTTAGACGAATCTACGTCACGACCTTTTTTAGCTTTGGCCAAGTCTTCTCTGGCACGTTCAATGACATCATCATTGAGTCCGGGTAAGTTATCCCATCTTGTAGCCATACATCACCTCAGCAGTTCCAAGCCTTGAGGCTCTTGTTTATACGCGAATTCGGGTCTTTGGCCGTCTTCTCGCTGGTAAGTTTTTTCTTCATCCCAGTCATCCTTGCACAGAAAGAGTCGCGCCTGCTGCCGCCTTCCGGCTGGGGAGGTTTCAAATTCATCCCTTGCTTTTTGGCGGAGGCCCGCCCCTTGGCGTTCAGGCCACCATTGGGGTTCTTGCCTTCTTTGCGAGTCCATGCTGGTGACTTAGCCATAAAACACTACTGCCGTTGTAGTTGCTGAAACCACTGCGGAGATGTTAGTACTGCATTTAATGCCTTCGCCGGGAAATACCATGTAGATAGAACCCGCAGCCGCTGGCGCAGTAAAAGAAAACATAGCAGTGCCGCTTGTCCCGTCATTTAGTACAACAGTCGCGCCTGTTGAATAGCTAATCGAGATACCCTTAATGCGGGCTGGGCCAGCAAAAATAGTGGTAGT